CTCGCCCGCCACGATGATTTTACCTTTAGTAGCCATGACCTCACAGGCCACACGTGAAGCTTTGTCTTTTCGAAGGCAAGCATCCAAAATGCTATCAGCGATTAAATCAGAAAGCTTATCAGGATGTCCCTTGCAGACACTTTCCGCAGTTCTATAGTTTTTACTCATATCATTATCTCCCATCTATTTTTATTTGCCCCTACGAGCAGAAAGAAGTCTTTCCATAACATCATCCTGAGGGTTTGCTCCTTTGTAATCGCCAGTACAGTTTTCTTTTACGATCTGGAATATCTCAAACCACAGACGATTGGTCTGGTTCATGTAGTTCTGGCCCATGGATACATAAGGACTTTGAATGGCATTTCCTGTGGTGGGGTGCTTAGCAAGAAAGCCATACTCTGTAATGGCTTCTTCACACTGAATCCATCTGGCGACACTCATGGCATACCGTTCAAGGAGCTGTGGAGAAACTAGAGCAGCACAGCCACGCTTATCCAGCCACTGCCATGTGGCTTTGTAGATTGCACCTGCTACCAGAGCCTTGCCATCTTTTTGAATGGCTTCGAGCATCTTATTTGGTTCAGGCATTTCTTGTCCTTCAAGATCTGCTGTATCGGAAAACTCCATCACTGTCAGTTTCCTGCCACCAAGATTTCCTTCGGCTATTTTGTCAGCCAGAGGTTTCTTTTTTGCCCCTGCGCCAACCCGAGCGCCACCTCTGTTTGTACCGTCTTTTGCCAATGATCACACCTCCTTTACAAAGTGGGGGCTATACCACCGTTTGAATCTGCGTTTTTTAACACGACACCCCAGCCCGCTGTCCGAATTGAAAAGTTGTAGAGATTTTACCTCCCCCATCGGTCGCCACTCTCAGCAGTAATCTTTGAGTGACATGACTTACAAAGGGCCATCAGGTTACTCGTTTCATTGCCGCCGCCTTTAGAGAGAGGGATGATGTGGTGGACTTCTTCAGCAGCTTTAATCTTTCCATTCCTTTCACACTCCTCACAAAGAGGATGGGCTTTGATGTAGCGGTCCCTGATGCGTTTCCAGGACCTACCATAGCGTTTGTTGGAAGCGGGATCTCGTTGGTACTTGTTGTAGCATTTTGTCACCACTTTTTTATGCTCGGCGCAGTATTGCTCGCTGTCTGCAAGCCGACCGCAGCCTGGGTAAGCACAAGGACGCTTAGGTTTATATGGCATGGGTTCACCTCCTTTGGGCATAAGAAAAGCCCTCGTGGGTTGTCCCCATGAAGGCTCGTGATTCATTCTATTTTCCTGATTATACAATAACACAAATGCAATAGTGGTATCTTGTTGCAAAGTGTTGCAAGCTGTGCGAATTATACTTTGATGGGGTCTTCAGGAAGAGTCACATGGTTAATGGCTTGATTATGCCACCTGTAAACCGTTGTTCTGTCAGCGTTAAGTTCATCCCCGATTTGTTCCCAGGTTAAGTTGTGGACGTATCGATAACGAAGTACCATGCGCTCATCCGTGTCTGCAACCTGGTTGATAACACATCGTATCTGTTCTTTGAGCGCTACAAGGTTATCAATTTCCGCATTTATCCTTCTTTCCAAATCCATGATCCTCTCCAAGCACCTAACAAAATTGCCCTCATAATTTCTTGAAGTCTGGATCTTCTCGTCCCACCTTGGAGATGATACGCTGGTGGCCATTTCTTTTAGACACTCCATCTCTTCAATGTACGATTGGATTCTTTTATCAAGCCTGTACGCCTGGTGTAAATATTCTTTTACTTTCATGTTTCTCTTACCTCCGATCGTATTTTTTTAAGCACGTAGTCTCCATCAACAGAGGTAAGTTCTCTATACCAATCAGAGTGGAAGAACCTCTCCACCTCAGCTTTTGTATATTTCGCAGGTTCATAGCGTGGACGCTTCATCAGTTTCTTTAGTGCATCCCTGTAGTCCTTTACGGCTTGTAAGACTATTGCATTGGCAAGTTGCTCATACGGATCTATCATCGGTTCACCTCCAATTTAGCTTTTACAGCATCAATCAAAGATGCCTGTGATTTTTCTTTTCTTGTAAGTGCTGTCATCACATCTTCATCTATGGTGCCCTTGGTAATGATGTGATGGATTATAACCGTCTCATTTTGACCTTGCCTATAAAGACGAGCATTGGTTTGCTGATAGAGCTCCAAGGACCAAGTAAGGCCAAACCATATAAGGGTGGAACCACCACTTTGAAGGTTAAGTCCATGTCCTGCACTCGCTGGATGGATAACTGCTACAGGAATATTTCCATCATTCCAATCTTCAATATCTTTAGGTGTCTTTATCTGCCTTGCAGTAAATCTCTTCTGGATACGTTCCAAATCATGCTTGTACCAATAGGCAACAAGCACTGGTTTCCCATTTGCCCCTTCGATCAGGTCCTCCAAGGCATCCAGTTTTCTATCATGGATAGAGTGCGCCTTGTTATTCTCATCATAGACTGCACCGTTGGCCATCTGCAGGAGTTTCCCTGAAAGCACTGCAGCATTTGCTGCATCGATCTCTTCTTCACCTAAACTTGCTACCATCTCATCTCTAAATTTGGAATAAATGCTCCACTCCTTCTCGCTCAGATAAACAGGCACTTCGTTTATGATGCATTCTGGCATTTTGAGATAATCTGAAGATTTCATGGAAATTGTGATATCAGATATCTGGCTATAGATCTTTTCTTCAGCTCCTGGCTGGGGTTTATATGAAAAGATGATCTCAGCATTTCGCTTATCTGGCACAAAGTAGGCACTACGGTAGTGGGTTATGTACCTACCAAGCCTCTGCCCCAAATCAAGGATACGAAACTCTGCCCATAGATCCATAAGTCCGTTACTCGAAGGGGTCCCTGTTAGACCTACAATTCTTTTTACAGTTGGCCTTACTTTCAGAAGGCTTTTAAAGCGCTTAGCACTGTATGATTTGAAAGAAGATAACTCATCAACGACTACCATATCAAAATCAAAGGGTATTCCGCTCTTGCTTACAAGCCAGTCCACATTTTCACGATTGATGATATAAAGTGTGGCTCTTTTCATAAGGGCATCTTTTCTCTCTTTTTCAGTTCCAACTGCCACTGAGTAAGCTAAGCCTTTAAGGTGATCCCACTTTTTAATTTCTGCTGGCCATGTTTGGGATGCAACTCTTAGTGGAGCAATGATCAATACTTTTCTGATTTCAAATCGGTCAAGGCATAGGTCAAATAATGCTGTAAGGGTAATAGCTGTCTTTCCTAACCTAAGCCCATATCAAGAAATATTGCAGCTATTGGCTTGCTGGCTATAAAATCTATCGCATACTGCTGATATTCGTGTGGTATGAACTTCACTCGGCATCACCTCCCATCTCTTTTAGCACTTCATTAATCTGCTCTACACCATCAATGCAGTAAACCAAAAAACCTAACGCTTCCAGTTGTCTTTTTCGCTTTACTTGCAGTGGACGCATCTTTTTGCCTGGAGCCTTTAATTCAACAAAGGCCATTCTTCCCATAGGCAGTAGTACAATTCGGTCTGGCACACCATCTATCCCCGGACTTACAAACTTTGGTGCGATTCCTCCCCTCTCTTTCACTGCTCTTACCAGTTTTTGCTCTATATATTTTTCAGTCACTTGTTTACCTCCCGTCTGACACAAGAACACAAAATCACAAGCGTTTCCCTATATTTACTAACGCGCGCGTACGTGCACAGGTATCTATTATCTACTTATAAGAAAATGCATTTCTAATATAAGGGAAAATCTTGTGTTGTGTTGTGTTGTGTCGCGTCGCCTATTCGCCATATTGATAAAGTCGCTGCCTGCCATAAATCGGCAAACGCTTAATACTGCTGGTTCGTTCCCAACCGGGAATCTGAGCCATAAGTGCTGCGATCTGATAACTGTCAGTGGTCTTTAATTCTGGGAGATTACGATTGAAGCACTCACACCAAATTTCTGCATTGCTTACAGAGGTTCGTGTAACAGTTCCTGTATGCTTGGCCCCACCAAATTCGCTACCGCTTAGGTAATTTCTACGGGCAAATAAGTCCATGCTGTCCCAATCATCTGGAAGTAGAGTATTCAGGTATTCTTCCACCATACCAACACGCTCATCGGCCTCCATGGCACCCTTCTGGGCCTTTTCAGCCTCTTCTAAAACATCACCCTCGAGGTACAGCTTTTCGCCTGAGTTCCATATTTGTTTTGCTTCGGCCCAGAACTGCTGCCTATATGCTTCCGTGAAATTCCAGGTTTTCTTCTGCTTTTTCTGATGCACTTTGATGATCCAGAAGCGGCGGTTCCCTGTGATGTCACGCAAATATCCACGCTCGCCATTTACTGTGGCAATGACGATGCACTGTCTTGGATGGCTCTCTACAACCCTTCCATAGGATGGTCTGTATTTATCATCTGAGGTTGAGAGGAAGGCTTTCACTTTTTCAATGTCGGCTTTCTTCATTCCAGCAAGCTCGCCAATTTCAACCACCCAAAATCCCTGAAGTTTTTCAGCACCTGACTTGTCATCCATATCCGTAAGGGATAAGGTTTCAGAATAGAAGTCTGCTGCTACCAGGTCTTTCAAAATTGTGCTTTTGCCAATACCCTGATCGCCATCAAGCACTGGAACGCAGTCAAACTTAATTCCTGGAACATATATCCGCGCAACTGCTGCTGCAAAGGTCTTTCTAGTCACTGTGCGTATATACTCAGTGTCATCAGCCTGAAGATATTTGATAAAGAGGTCTTCCACACGTTTTACACCATCCCACGCAGGAAGGGAATCAAGATAGTCCCTTATAGGGTGGAATCTCCGATCATCAGCAACCTTGGTAAAGGCAACATCGTGGTTTCTGCTTGAGAACGGAAGGTAACGAATATCCATAATGGACTTAAGCTGGGCTGTGTCGGCGTCTCTCCAAAACACGTTACCTTCCGGTCTTTCCCACGGAAGTGGTCCAGTGACCTGGATACGGTTTGATAACTCGTTGAATGCAAAATTCTTAAAATCAGGATCATGATTAAGGATAAGGTTTAAGTTGTACACGCTGTTTTCGAGAACTTGACTTCGAGGCTGATACTTCAATTTTTCTTTCCAGTCGTCACCAAGATCTGTGAAATCCACTTCAGCTTCTGCAAGTTTTTCATTGGTAGCAAAGACTTTCACCTCATCAATCTTCATGGCAAAATCGCACATACTTTTAAAGGATATTTTCGCATCGTCATCACCAAACTTGTGGATACGGACGATATCAAAGGCATTACATAATTTAAGGTATGCCGAGTCCTTGGCATGATGGCTGTATACAAACTTTCCACCTTCCTTGATTTCAACACCCGCCATACTGCTTGATTCTATGAAATGATAGCGGTCCTCATTTCCTGTTGGCTCGTAGATATCTGATAAAAATACATCGATTGCTTTTGTGACGGGAAAGTAGACTCTATTAAAAAGCCCGACAACACCCTCCTTTTCAAGAGGGTCCTGTACCTTCTGATGCGATACTGTATTTGCCTTGCTCTCCCTGGATGAAGTCGGAAGTCTTGTAGGTTCAGTCCATTCAGGATGAGCTGTTAGTATATCATCTGGATTAAGCCAGTCCTTATCCAATTCCTTATAGATGAAGTTTCCATTGGATGGCGTACTGGGCCAGTACATAAGCTGGTTTGGGAGATAAGAGCATTCATCGAAATAATCCATACCGAGCATCTGTGCGAGATATCTTGAAACTGCTACAAACTCTTCTGGTGATACATCTCTTGTAAGAGGCAAGATAATGCGGACCCTTGGATTCTCATCAGTACTGCTATGGGTTGAATAAAGAACAGAGGTGTATCGAGCATTCGATTCATAGTTTTCAAGAAACTCTTTATTAATGCGGTCACCATCTAAGGCAATCATTGAGCGAAGCTCCACAGTGTCAATTTTCCTTCGACCGCCTTTTAGTACACCTGCAACAAAACCACCATGGTCTTTTGCATCATCCTTTTGAGCCTTGCTGAACTTGGCATACTCTTCAGCTGATTCAGTTGTTCTGATTGGAGTCTTCAATCTATCTTTTAACTCATCAAATGTGATTTGTTTGTTGACCCACTTCTTTGCCTGTCGGCTGTTCCCGTAGGCAATGGCTAGCTTTCTCAACTTAATAACCTCCTTTCACCCCATGTTCAAACCTTGCCTGTATCGCTTTTATTTTTTTCATAAGGAGTCCACCTCTTCGAAATCTTTATTGAAGTATCTGATCTGCTGTCTACGCTTCTTGGCCTTTTCAATTTCAATGTTCATGCCTCTTGAAATGACATCACCGAGTACCCACACTTCCTGGCATTTGCCCATCAGGATAATGTCCATGAAAATTGCTAGGTCACGTTCCTTCTCATTGTTATCATCCATAAACTGTGGAAACATAAGATGCGGAGCCAGTGGAATGTTACCTTTCTCTAATGCAAACCGGCAGAAGTCCTGCGCTCGCTTTATGTTCCCTTCGGTATCACCACTAAAAGGAGAACAAATATATACAAGAGGCTTGAAGGCAGCTTTTGATGCTGCCTTTTCCGTACGAGATACATTGCTTAGTGCTTCGTAACACGTTAAATCAAGATAACCTTCAGAGTTTCTCATGTCGATTCCCATATCACACCTCCATCTCAATCTGTGGGTAGATACCGTCGGCCTTCAGCTGTTCATAGATGAAAAGTCTGCCTTTTTGCGTCCATTTGGTATGAACTTTCGTATGCTTTATGCCTTTGCTATCCTCATAAACGTGGGTGTTGGTTTTGGTGTATCCATTGGGAGCATATTTTTGATACAAAAGCCAAATATCACCCTGCTTGAACTGGATTCCCTTTTCATGAAGATATTCATTCATGCGGATCCCGCTCCAACCGTAGTCTTTGGCAATAACGGAGATATTCACGGCATCCTTGCATTTAAGAACCACATCGTAATAGGTAGCTTTGGGTTTCATTTCAGCAATCTGCTGCTGCCCCACTGCGACTGCTGCCATAAGTCTCTTGTTCTTCTCACGTTCTTCCTTCAGTGCGGTAAAAGCAGCAATGGCAAGGTCAGGATTGGCTATGAGTTCATCCGTTGCATACATACCATGCTTTCGAATAGCGGGAAGCACCTCGCTTGTAACCCAACGCTTAAACTTCTTCGCTTTTGGCATTTTGCTTGAGAGAATAAGACTGTAAAGACCTGATTCGTTAATAGCAGTCATTGTTTGATTTCTACCGATGGCGTCACGAATCGTTACGTCACTCTTGTCCTCTTCATCCACATGATCAATTAAAGCTTTGCGAGTATTGGAGTAACTGAGAATATCAGCTACATCCTTACCAACAAAGTATGGTTGACCGCCAATTGTTGTGGTGCGTACAGAACCAAAATCTGAATTGTTATAAACTTGTAATTCCATTAGAATTACCTCCTTAGATTTTTTGGAGGTATTGACCCTCCTAAGTGGTAGCCTTGGGAGAAAGTCAAATCTGACGGTTTTTATATTCTTCTTGTAATTTTTTTGTTGCTCTCTTTAATTTTTGAGTGATGTTGTTTTCATCAGCGCCGATGGAGTTCGCATACTCACGAATTGGAATGCCATTGATACGGACTGCAATAAAGGCATCTGCCCATTCAGGTTTTTTTACAAGAGTTTTGCGGATACAGACGCAAATGGCCTCGCATTCATAATCTCTACTGCGTGTTTCATCATCGGAGGTTGTACAGAGATAATCCATAATGTTAAAGGACTCATCATCTGGTTCACCTTGGATAAATCCCCTCTTGCCATTTGATTTTTTCATCTTGGGATTAGGGTCAATCCGCCTAGTTTCCCTCCGCCAACCGTTGTATTCTTTGGAGTTCAACAGGTCAAACATCTCTTGTACAGTTTGACAACGCTTGACTTCATCTTTCTTTTCAGGCTTGGACTCCGCAAGACGTTGCTCATAGTCGATGTCCAGCATAACGCTGTAATCTCCCTCTGGAATTTCAATTGTGGTGTAGTTCTTGTGACCGTTTTTGATGTTTTCTTCATACAGTACTTTAAT